TGGTATCAAGAGTCGAACCAGTGGCAGCTAGGTTAGTGTTCGTAGTGTTGATCTTGGTATCAAGAGTCGAACCAGTGGCAGCTAGGTTAGTGTTCGTAGTGTTGATCTTGGTATCAAGAGTCGAACCAGTGGCAGCTAGGTTAGTGTTCGTAGTGTTGATCTTGGTATCAAGAGTCGAACCTGTGGCAGCTAGGTTAGTGTTCGTAGTGTTGATCTTCGTATCAAGAGTCGAACCTGTGGCAGCTAAGTTAACTACCGTAGCGAAGGTACTGTTGGAGTAACCACTCAGAGTGTTGATCTTCGTGTCAAGGACCGAACCAGTTGCAGCTAGGTTCGTTATCGTCGCGAAGGTCGCATTTGAGTAGCCACTCAGAGTGTTAATCTTAGTATCAAGGACCGAACCAGTTGCGGCAATGTTTCCGCTCAAAGAAGTAATCGTTGGGGAAATTATCCCGACAGCGGCCTCTAAAGATCCGTCTGTCTTAATTCTTGAGCTAGATATTCTGTACAAGTTAGCGCTAGCATCGCCACCAAAAGTTAAACCGTTTGCTGCGCTAGTTGACCCTGCTGTTCCTACGCTAAGTAAAGATAAAGGCGTAAAAGTTCCTATGCCAACATAACCCGATTGAGTAATACGCATTCTCTCATCTGTACTAACATTACCTTCATGAGTGTTAAACCCAATGAACTGAGAATTGTATCCTGACGAACTTGATGCTGTATTATAAACTGTCATTCCCGCTAGGCCACCGCCATCGATTAAGCCAAATCCTATATTAGATCCTCTATTTACTAGAGCATGAGATGTAAGAAACGTTCTGCGAACGAAGCTGTCTGCGGTTGTAGAGTTGTAATTAACTTCTATATTCCCTTGTACGGTAAGTTTCCCAATAGGACTTGCCGTACCTATACCAACGTTACCGTTTGTATCAATTCGAACCCTGTCTGTGTCGTTTGTTCTTAAAGAGAATCCATGATTTGTGACTGAGCCAGCATACACAAGCGAAGTGCCAGTGTTCGCAATCATCCCACCTTGCACAGTATTTGTTCCTGCTGACACCCGAATGCGAGCATCAGCGCCAGCGGTATCAACGTGCAACAATGTGGCTGGACTTGTTGTACCTATACCAACGTTACCATTTGTATCTATTGTTAAACGTTGCGCATTTGATGTATAAAAATAAAGATTATCAGCGAAATAACTTATTATACCGGCACTATTAGTGCTATTTGAAAATTTTATAGCAGCAAAAGCAGCAGAAGATGCAATATGTAATTTTTGTTCTGGAGCAGTTGTTCCTATACCAACATTACCACCAGCAGCGATTCTTAGTCTTTCTGTTCCATTTGTCGTAAATACTAGTGGATACGCTTGTGCAACGCCAAGGTAAGCAAGGCCTGTAGCCACACCATATACATTTGTCGCAGCAGCATTATTAAATCCAACTGCACCACCAACTAAAGCCCTAACATCAAAACTTAATTTTACATCAGTTCCTGTCGCGTTTACTGTAGAAATGCTTCCGCCTTCAACTGCTAACCTTGAAGCTGGCGTAAGTGTCCCTATGCCTACGCTACCACCCGCTTGAATAACCATTCTAGTAGTATCTCCAAGAGCATTATCGTATCCAATAAATTGAGCGATATAAGCGGTGGTAGTATCATTTGTAAATACTTTTAATGCTGTAGTAGCTGATGACTGTCTTATATCTAATTTACCAGTAGCAAATGTAAAAAGTTCATTAAAAGTAGATCCATTATAATAAAAATACTGTAAAGCATGCGGAGAAGTTGATGAGCTAAGTCTTTTAGATATATGCCAAAATGTTCTAACTCCAGCCATATTAGAACCAAGATTTAAATTAGAATAACCATCTCCAATTGTTTCTGCTCCAAGAGTTGCTTGAGTATCGTATCCAGAAGAAACAGTAACTATTCCATAATCAACAAGACCATTGCTACCGTTATCTCCAATTTTTGATATTTGTAATTTCGCAGCGGGGCTTGTTGTGCCTATTCCAACTGCTGTACCTATATCATAAATACTACCTGTAACCAATTGTTTAGTGCCGCTCCAGCGAGGGACGTAGTTGGATACTCCGACTCCAGAAAGGAAAGTGTTACCTGCGTAACCGCTCAGAGAGTTAATCTTCGTATCAAGAGTCGAACCAGTAGCAGCTAGGTTAAGGATCGTCGCAAAGTTCGCATTGGAGTAGCCGCTCAAGGTGTTGATCTTCGTATCAAGAGTCGAACCAGTAGCAGCTAGGTTAAGGATCGTAGCAAAGTTCGCATTGGAGTAACCACTCAGAGTGTTGATCTTCGTATCAAGGGCAGAATCAGTTGTAGCTAGGTTCGTTATCGTCGCGAAGGTCGCATTAGAGTAACCGCTAAGAGAATTTATCCTATTATTTAATAAAGTTCCAGTAGCAGCAATTTGCCCACTTAAAGACGCAAGATCAGCGTTACTTGAATCCGCTTGCCACATTACGCCTGATGACGTACAGGCTAAAACTTGACCGGGAGTTCCTAAACTACTGGAATAGTCAAATATAAAACCAGAAATTTGAATTCCTGTCGTCAGAACTTCATCTATAGCAAATTGAGCCATTTGTAAACCTTAAACCTTATTATTAATTACACAAAAAAATCTCTAGCCCCCTAAAAATCGAGAGCTAAAGATTGCGTTTTTAAGATTGCTATCTAATTTAAATTAGAGTTGCATCTTCGGGAATGGAGGAATCTCTGGAGCCGTCGCTGAATTGACTACGCTTTGAAGAGCCGCAGTACACTTGTCAAGGTATACATGCTCATCGTAACTCAATCGACTCTGACGAGCTAGACCTACAAAAGTGTTTAAGGCAATTTGTGCGGTAGGATCTGGCAGGTCTTTAACGGATGGAGGTTGCTGGGGTGGCTGTTGATTGGTCTGTTCCATATATTTATTATCTTCCTTCGGCTAAAATTTTCTTTGCAATATCAGAGACGTTATTGTCACTGACTCTTTGATTTCCGGCTACTTTTAGATAAGAATTATTGTGTCTGCGAAATTCATTCAATAATCGCTCTCTCAACATCTTCATATTATCTACAGGGATAAGGCTCATTTTAAGGGCATGATTTTGGAGATCGCTTTTAGTCATGGCATTCAACTGACTCCAATATTCGTCTTCATTAAAAGTCCCGTATTTATCTGATCCAGAATCGCCAAGAATTTGATCGAGAGTTTGGTACTGCTTCTCTTCAATCTTGGCATGAGTTTGATTTAGATCTTCTAGAGCTTGCTTCTTTTTAGCCATACCATATTCTAATATATATAAAGGAAAATATAAAATAAAAAACCCCAGAGGGGTTACCTCTGGGGCTAAAACTAAGAGAGTTTTTAATTAGTTGGTGATAACACCACCGACAGCGCGAGCATCGACGCAAACGCGACCTTCCTCTAGGAATCCGTAGAAGCCAGTCTTCTCTGCGCGAGAGATGAATTGGTCATCAGGGAGAACAGTGAGTTGTCCACCGCTCTCAGCGTTTGTAGCAACTGGACGGACGAAGGCCTCACGGCTCAAATCAAGACCAATTGAGAGGTCATGAGAAGCAGTGGCGAAGGTGACAGCATTTGCACCATTGATGTCAGGATAAGTGGTTACGTCAAATGAATCAAATAGAGTGTTATACTTTTGGTTCTTACCAAGTTCGATTAGCTCGATAATGTTGATACCGAACAAGCTCTCCATCCCGCCGCCTCTATACAACTCAGTGCGAACATCTTCAGACAATTGAGTTTGAGTAGTAGAAGAGGTTGCAAAGATAGGATTAAATGAGAAAGCGCGAATCTTAGCCTTAATTTCTGGGCTAATAAAGAGGTCAGTCAACCCGCGAGCAGAGGCATCAGAAGGAGTACCACCAGCAAATGAAACATTAATTCTCTTAAAGCGGAGAATCAAGTCATTCAAGCAGCCTAGATCAAAAGCTCTTGCGCCACCAACTGGAGCGATAAGATGCTTCAAAGCTCCAGAGGCTGAAAAAGAAGCTGAACGACCATTCAAGGTAGCAGCAGCGCCGAGAGCCTTCAAGATAACAGCCCAAGCATTGCGCTCTTGCTTAATAAGAACCTCTTGAGCCATACGATCCAAAGCTCCACTAACTACGTCAAGACGAGCCTTACGAGCATACTTCTTATTGAAAGAGACAGCAGAGTCAAGACGGTAGGTGGCGAGCTTCAACTCTTGAACTGGTTGATCCATGTAGTTGGAGGGTAGACCACCAGCGACATTTTGAGCCCAGACGGAAACTAGGCCAGCGGCCTCGTTGTAATAAAGATCAAGAGGATAAGAAGGACTATCGTCTTCGTTAAACTCCATGTCTTTGTAAATCATGCTGGCAGTACCAGCTTGAGCGAGGACCTTTTGGATAACTGGTCCTACGAAAGCGGCCAAGGCTTCCATAGCTTCAGCAGCCTCAACTACATTGCGAGAACCAACCTTCTTGATTAGCTCTACTTGTTCTGGCGTATTTTTTAATTTAAGTCTCATATTATAATTAATTAATTGGTTAGGTTAGTGGTTATATTATAGGTCGAGGTTCAATAGTGCATAACCATCATCGTCAGCAGAACCTAGATAAGTTCCAACTTTGACATAAGAACCGTGAATAGAAGCATTTGACTCTAGTTCTCCGAGAGTATTAATAAAGGCATTATTACCAGCGGTAGCGCCAGTAGCATAAGCCAAGATAATACCGCGCTTGAGAACTGGTACAGTTTGTCCAGAGACAACAGCACTCAATTCAGCAGCCTTACGAGGATTGAAGATCAACTTCTCGCCGTTTTCGTCAGTTTCGCGAACGTCATTAAGGAGCAATCCAATGACCTTGTTAGCATCGCCAGTACCAGCAGTGGTAACGCGAGCGGTGGTAGAGTAACGATCAGAAACGACGTTAGAGTATGAAGCGCCAACGGAGGTAGCTGATGTGATATTTAAACTATCATCAGAGTTTTTCCAGCCATTGCCGAGGACTTTAACGAAAGTTCCTTTGTTTACAGTTTCGAGATCGAAAGCGAACATGTTGATAACTTCATGCTCACCATAACCGCGAAATGGTTTAATTAATCTTTTAGTAGATGAATATGCCATAGTGTTTTCCTATATATTTATTTGTTTGTTTATTTTGTAATAACGAAGCCTTCGTCATTAAAAGCTGATTGGTATTTTTGCTTAACAGTCTTTGATGGATTAACCATGCCAGCAGTGATTTGATCAGCTTGCTGAGTTCCATTGTTAATAGCGTCATCAACGACAGTAGCATTTTCTGTAGAGGCTACAGTTTCTTTGACTTCAGAAGAGGCGACTTGTTTAGTGTCTTCTTTTGGAGTTTTTGAAGCTTTGTAAGCCTTATTCTTTTCCTTCATTAGGACGCCCATTTTCTTTTGGTAGGCGGAGAAAGAAGTTTCATCTAAATCTCTGATATCGTTAGCAATTACTTCTCTGTCTTCGGTATCAAGATCGTACTCTTCATCAAGCGCAGCCATTCTGGAAGAGAATACTTCTTGCTTCTCCTTGGAAGATTTTTCTTGTTGTAGAGCTTCTAAAGATTGCTTGAGAGACTCAAGCTCCTTCTTTAGGTTTTCAGAATCAGAAGAGAGACTAGCGAACTTCTCTTCAGCGTCCTTGATTGCATCTTCTTTAGCTTTTTGTTCAGCAGCGAATTTCTCAGAGGCATCTTTGAGTTGCTCTCCAATAAAGTCCCTGATGGAAGAAGCGGTTGCCTCTTTAAGCAACTCATCAGTAATTTGAGATAATTCAGATATTTTCATATTCTTTCTTTCGATAATTACATTAGATTCTAACGTTTGTGAAATTTCTTCCGCTTTTTGCTCTACAATTTGTTCAGATTCTTGTTTTCTGACGCTAACACCGATAACATCAGCAGCGGGACTTGCTGTTAAACCAACCCCAAGAGGCAGCACTCGGCCTTTAATTTTACGGTAAATTAATTGATTTTCATTCAGTCTTCCGCTGCCACCAAAGCCGGTTAACTTTCCTTTGATCTTTTCAATCTCTTCTTTGTCAGAAATGATTGTAGCATTTTCAATATTCTTTTCAGATCCCTCTAATACCGCTACTTCAAAATCATTATAACCCAATTCCCAAGAGGCGCTGACCTTCATGTAGTTGTTAGAAGTAGGGTCATTTGATTCTTCGATAGTATTGGCAAGGTCTTTGTTCACAATCTTCCAAACCACACCGCCAAGGGTGATATTGTATGGTTCTTTTTTGTCTTTGACTTGCTCTTCGGTAAGTGGGGCATCAGTCCCAAACTCAGAAAATCCTGCTGACAAGATAACGCCAACTATATTAGCGCGATTGTGTTCAATATTGATTGGCTTATTGATGAAATTTTTATACATCTCAGAAGCAATAGCAGAATCAACTACATCACCATTTTTATTAACACGATTTACGACACAAGCATTAAATGCAATTGGCAAAAGATCCATATTAGACTCAGCATTAACGTTAGGAATAAAATTCCCCACATCAATAAGACTGGCTAATGATAAATACTTATCTTTTTCCTCAGAAACCAATGGTCTGATTGAAGAACTAAATGTTGTAGAGAATTCAAATTTCATATTATTCTAGGAAATAATTAATACTGCCGATTGAGTTAGCGGGAACGATGGCAACGCCCGAAAAATCAGGAACGTCTATAGGCACAGAAAAGTTGCAGTTTCCTTGAGCAATATAAGCCAAAATACTGCCAGTAGTTGTGGCACCTGCATTTAACAAGGTGATAGCGTTGTTAGTTGCTACTACATCAGTGATAAAGATTCTTGAATTTCCACTATTAGGAGGTTGAATGACTACACCAGAAGTAGTGAAATTAGCTATGAGGCCATTTACCGCAGCTACGCCATGTTGAATAAAAGATTTCATTGTTTTATATATTATTTATTTTTTTTATATTGTAGCAAGCAAGTTTGAAATTTTTCTTTGTCAGTTCCCTCTTGAGAGGGTATGCATTTTTGAAGGAAATCTCTGAAATTTTGGCCCTCTGTTTCGCACATTGACTTGTACTCTTCCTCTTCTTCGTAAGAAGCGTAGGTTTGAGCGCGAGATAGTTGATCGACTGTTTTGGTTAGTACTTCACCCTTTTTGTAAGTTGGGCCTTCGTTAATCACTTCGTATGAAATGACTTTACCCATTTGATTTGGTAAATCTTTAATTTCTTTTACGATTCCTTCGCTACCATAATGATTACAGTTCTTATTCACATTTCTGACCTTCTGACCAACCATAAACATTGGTTCAGAACTCATATAGTTAGCGTCAGACTCTTCGGCAAACATTACATAGTTATGAATCATTACCATGTAATCTTCAGTAATGGCAATCTTGCCTTGCAGCCATGACTCTGTTAAGTTTTCTTTAATTTTCTCATTATTTAAAGCATTAAGGATATTCTCCGCATGAGTTTTAATAGAATTCAAAGAGCTAACTGACATTTCTAAATATTCGTTCTTGTACTCTTCCATTTCGCTCTCTTCTGACTCTATCATTTCTTCGGCTTTTGATAAATCAGGCCAAATTTTTAATAGCTCACTTCCATCCCAAAAAGTAATGCCATCCCACTCTTCTTCGTTTGCTTGAGCTTTCTTTAAGGCACCTTGCTTTGGATAATCTTTATCTCCGGGTTTCGCTGGCTTATAGTTCTTGCCAAGACGATCTTTCTTCTTCTGGATATTATGCCAAAGGCCTTTCCCAGCTTCTACTTCTAAACTAGAAATCCCTGCTGAAGCTTCAACTGGAGAACCCGCTCTCCATTGATAACATGACCAATACTTAGCTTTCCATTTTGGACCGGGATTCTTGTCGCAACCATGTCTTGCTCTAAAACTTTTTCTTCTAGCAGGATCGTCTCTCTTGATCTCCATGTTAGGATCACCAAAGTTAACCTTTACGACGTTTCCTTTTTCATTTTTGACATAAACAGAAAACTTTTTAGGCCCATCAGGAGTTCTGAATGGCTTATTTAATGTTTTCTTTTCTTTGTCTGCGGCGATAATCTTAAAGGAGATATCGATTTCGAGTTCTTGGATTTTCATGTTAAATATATTCTAGCCAGTTTGCTTTTTCTTGTTCTGTATCTAAATATAGGTCATTCTCGTCTTCAAAATCGTAATCAAGATTATATTCTTGAATATCATTATTTGCTTCAGAAAAATCACTATCATTTGGCTCCCAAGAACCTGTAACATCAATTTCCGAAGCTTTAGCTATGTCTTGATCTGCTTTTCTATATGAGTCTTTTACTTTTCCGCCAGACATCATTCTTAAAAACATATTTACTCTTGCTGCGGCCCATCCTCCTCTAGTCATTCCGGGTCTATGAGAAGAACTAAATGCGCCAGCACCTCTGCGATATACTTTCTTTAACTGACTTAAATTAACTTTTCTAGAATGCTTTGCATTATGATTCTTTACTTTGTTTTTAAGCATCTCTACAACTTTAGCAGAAAACTCTATTGCCTTATCGCTTTTGGTTCCTGCGCTACCAGCAGGATTTTTACTAGAACCACTGCGCCTTTCAGAAGGCTTGGAAGGCGTCTGAGCAGAGCTTTTAGGCCCAGACCTCTTTGATTCTATGATTTCAATTTCTAAACCTTGTAAGCTCATAATTTATAGTTGATAATAAATACACTGAAAATTAGCAATTAAGGAAATTATAATGGCCCATTTGTATTAAAGTTTGTGTAGCTCAATCCTTTTAGTAAGCCGCTCATGGATAAGCCATTCGGATGAGGATAAGAATTTTGGTCCATATCGCAGTAAAAACTAAAATCTAAAACAGCATTTGCGCCGACGGAAGAGTCATAAGAAAGGTCTTTAAACTTTGCTCCTCTAATATCATATCTTATAATAGTATCAGAGTCTTTGTTCATCTTAATTACAATATCGTATTTAGATTCTGATTTTATGTTGGATATTAGGTCTCCAGAATAAATTAAATTTTTATAAATAGCTGAAAAAGTTCCTTCAACAGTGATAGGAGTATTTATTTGCCTGTCTACTGGATAAACATAGCCTAATGTCTTTAGGGGTTCCCTATCTAATGGAATAGTAAAATTAAAACCCTGAATCGCCGAGTCTTGTATGATTACATTTGATTTAGTTTTAGAAGTAGAGTTTACATCGAATACATCTACGGTGATTTCTCCGGGTAACAAGACTGAAATTGAGTTACCTATTTCTTCATAAGCGGTATTATAATTAGGAATAGAAAAACGAACTCCCGTATTAAGTAGTCCACTCTTAGGCTCAACAAATGGAGATACTGCATTAGTACCGGAAGAATAATAAAGAACATTATGCGCCGTACAAGTAACTGAAGCTATTGGGATCTCGTTAATTTTAGCATTTACTCCATAAGAGGTGATGAAGCAATTACCAAAAGCCAACACAGGGAATCCAGATAGGTTAGAGTTAATGACATCTGCGGGATTTGGGTTAATAGACAAGAAAAGGTTTCTTTGGTCTCTGTATTTAAACGGATATTTGAATGTGTTATTTGTCGGTATCGTTAAATCAGTATTATAAGCAAACCCTTGATCTCCAAAAGCGAATCCTGATAAAATGTTTCCACTAGGATAAGTTTGCCCGCCATCAAATTGATCTAAATTTGGAGGCCCAAGATCTACATAAAAACCAAGCCTAGCTTCGTTTCTTAAATCTTTAATGTTGTAATTGAAGCTAAGATTTATCTCTGGTGGATTTAAGTTGTGATCGTAAATTGTAGAAGCGTTTCCGATTTCAGTAAACCTTGCTGGCTGAGTAGATATCTGATAACTAAATTGATTTATTCTTTTAAGAGGTTGGATTAGGTTATGGACTCCTGTTGGCAAAAGAGTGCCATTAGGGTCACAAAAATAATACCCACTTGCTGGAGCAGGTCCAACAAGCAGCAACTGATTATTATAGATTACTCTATTTGTAGGCATTAGATTTTACTATGGTAAAGCAAACTAGCCATATAAGAATCCACTTGATGCTCGCAAGCAATTCCATGAATTTCTTCTACTGTTTTTTCATTTTTATCTACAGGAGATTCTATGTACTCAGAGATCTTAGAAATCCAATTACTTTTTTCTTCGTTAGCGACTATGATTTTTGTGATGTCAAGAGCTACTTCTTTTTGCTTATCGTTTAACTTTTTAAGCTTATGTTTCTTCTTTAAAATGTTTTCTACTTCGACGCCTAATTTGTTTGTGGCTTCTACTATATCTTTTAACTTAGTTACGCTGTAATTAGCCTTAGAAGAAGTGCCAACTGGTTTAACATTTTTAGTTGTTTGCTTGATGCCAGTGCTTCCCGCTGGTCTTCCGGCATCTATTTTAGGACCACCAATTAATGGCTGATAGAGTCCTTTGTCTTTTAGATCAATAAAACTATTTTGAGACTGGAGCGACTCTTCTGGACTTGGCAATACTCCTGTTTCAATAGCTTTAAGGCCTTCCTCTGGGGTAAGAACCCCAAGCTCCATAAGGCGAGTATAAATTCTATTAAGGTTTTGATCTGTCTTAAGATCCATATCTTCAAAGAATGGAGTAGGGAATACTTTGAACCCTATTTCTTTAGAAATTCTCTTGATTTCAGGCAGCAAGAAGTCTGTGATAAAAGCTTGACGAGCTTGTATTAGTTTTTGTCCTAAGAGAGAAACTTTTGTGGTAGTGTTCGCGAACTTTTCGTTTCCAACTAGAATATTATTTAATCCAATATTAATGTCTCTATCGATCACCTCATATTTTCTTGGATCAAGGATGTCTGCGATTTGAGGGATAACGAACTCTGCTTTTGTCGTATAGTCTGCAATAAGGACTCTACCAATCGATTGATTAGTAAAGAGATTTTGCATCGTCTTCAAGTTCTCTTGATTCACTCCTCCCTTATCAGGTTCAGTTCCCATAGTTATAAGGAGAACGACTTGCTGAATTGTTCTTGTAAGCGCCATATCCATACGGCGCATTTCAATTTTAGCACTTATATCTTCAAGAACTGGAAATCCCATTGGTACGGCAAAGGGTTCGTAGTCTTGCTTCTTATAGAATACAGCATAAAACTTCTTTGTATCTAAATGAAGTAGGACCGCTGTAGATTTTCCTTTTAAAATTTGCTCCCTAACAAGAGGGTCAAGAGAGTTTAGTATCTCTTTGTCTTCTTCTGTCCTTGGATTTCTAACCTGCTCAAGTTCGTAATCAGTTAGTACCTTATAATACTGCCCTCTATTAAAAGAAAGGTTACCATTGACTTGAACATCTGCTGGGTTAATGATTATGTATCTAGAAGGTAAAGAAATTTTTGCTGCTAAAGCTTGCGAACCAAAAACTTGACTAATTTTAGATATATCCTCTTCTTTAATGGTAGTGTCGTATCTATAGATGAAAACGTTTCCAGAGCGGTAGTATTCTCTAAAGAACTTGTCTTGAAGAGCAGTGATATTTATCTTATTGAATAAGGCTTGGAAGAAATCTCTTGCACTTTTATTTCCACCTTTCAAGTGAAGGTTTCCGCAAGAAAGCTCTGATAGTAAATCGATTGTGTTCCTAAATAGACCAAAGTTATAATAAGCTTTTTGGCACAAGATTACCGTATCTCTTACGTCAATGTTAGATTTATTATAGTTATAGCCAGTGGCATAATTAAATGGCACCATGCCTTCATCGATATTGCGAAAACGATCTGTTCTCTCAATGGTTGACGCAGCATTTCTACGGCTTCTCGTCTCAGTGACTCTGCTTGCTACTCCGCCATGAGCAGGGGTAGAGCCTTCGACCATCATTGGAGCGAAAGAAGATTCCTCAATTTTTTCTTTTTTAACCTTTGCCATAAGCCTAATAATTAATTACACATTTTAAATTAAAATTGGTGTAAATCCCGCAGCTACTATTTTATTTTCAGTAGTCATAATGTCATTATAACATTTGGAACCCCATTTCGCTAACATTAAAGCAGTGTAATTATCTTTTCTCGCTCTATTGGGAGAATTGGAACGCTTTAGGTGTTGAGGCAAGTCGAAATTAACAGAACCACGACTGCTAGTAGTGAACTCAACTAGCGAACATTGCTTCTTAGTGTTGTAAACTAATAAGTCTTGGTGTTCTATTAAGTCTAGTTTGTTCCAGTCCTTATTCTCTTCCACGAAGATTATTTCTTCTGGAATCCTCTTATTAATCTCTTCATTAAAGAAATTCTCATTAGCGACAGTCTTTGAAGCGAACCAAATTTTCTTATAATCAATTGCCGCTTGTAGGTTTTCGTTACCTCTTCTGATAAACGTAGTAGTGAATACTTGAGTGACTGCTATCTGCTTGTTCTCAAGGTTATATTGGCTCTTAGCTTTTTGCACCATCCTTGTATATTCAATACCCTCAAGATCAGAATCGAAATCAATAAACTTAATCTTCTCAGATTCTGAATTCACATATTGAGATTCATTATAAGTATTAAAGAAGATATCAGCGCCAGCATTATCGCAGATTATGTAAACAATATTAAAGCTCGTCATTAAGTAATGGAAGTATTTGATGTGAGTATTTAAGCTCCCAAGGCCAGCATAACAATGCACTAGGGTATCGTTCTTATTTTCTCGGTCTATTTCTAAAATACCCATTGCAAAATAGTCAGCATTTGGACTATCGCTCATGTTAGGGTCCATTGCTAAAATATATTGCTTACCACTATCTCCTTTAATTTGAGAATGGGGGCGTTCTTCGAACTTAAGGGTACACTCTTCCATTTTCTTCATGCTAAAATAAGAATCGCTACCGTCAGTGAATTGAGCGCAATACTCTCTTAAGAAAGAAGCATGAGAAGCTCCACCATTTTGCGCTTCTTCTGTAATTGAAGAGTCTATCATCTCTAGAGGGAGAGCTTCGTAACTTAATTGAGATACAAAATAAGTAGCACTTGTTGGCTCCTTTGAATAGATATTGTCACACCACTCTTTGTAAGTCTTATAGAGGTTCTCAAAAGTATAAGAGGCTGAAGATAGGGCAATCATTTTAGAAGTGTTCTTAAACTCCATGCGGTCAGCCTCTGTCATCGCCCCTTGGCTAATTAAATCATCTTCTTGTTCGCGAATACTAATACGTTCTTTAATATCTTGCGGCACAATCAAGAATGGCATCAATA